TTCCCTGCCAAACGATGACGCTGTCTAAGGATGAGATAGAAGGACTCTTCCACCGAGTTACAGATGTTGCCCTAGATGACACCTATGCACGACTCTTCCTCGTAATCGACTTTTCAAGTTGGAACCTCCATTGGGATGCAGTAACTGTGGACCCAATAGGTTCAACCATAGAGCAAATGTGTGGAATCCCCGGCCTATACACCGTTGTACATCACTTCTTTGTTCAGTGTGTCATGTTAGTCCGCACACAGGAATGCTGTCCAGATGGACTCAAGGAGGCATCCCAGGATGACCCTACCCTTCCGATACCAGAGTCTTCCCTCTTATGGTGCAACCACAAGGCCGGCATTGAAGGATTATGTCAAAAGATTTGGACATGTTGCACCTACCCAATGGTTGACCTAGCAGTTTCTTGTTATGGGTATAAATACTACCTGATCGGGCAAGGCGACAACCAGATTCTTCTCTTCTATATTCCTCGGAACGTGAGTCCAGACGAGAGCAAGGTTATTCAGGACCTGGCGGATGAGATCTTGACGGCGGTGGTTACCACTAGTGAGCGCTATGGCCAGGATGCTAAGCTCGATGAATGTGTAGTCTCTACGAACACCGTGAGTTATAGCAAAAACATTTATGTGGAGGGTGTACCGTACTATACCTCATGTAAGGCCTTCAGTCGGGTTTTCCCAAATGCTTCTGACGATTACCCGACTGTGACCAACATGGCTAGCGGGCTATCGAGTCAATGCCTAGCAGCGTCTGAATATCTCAAGTACCCCTTACACGGATACACACTGTGGCTCTTTCACTTCTCGCTCTATTTACTTTCTTGGAAGGTGTCTATTCCGACAGAAGCACAGTCTATAGGTAAAGTAACTCTTGGCAAAATGACCCTATCCATGGTCTATGCTCTTTGCATCTTACCACGGTCCCTCGGTGGACTTCCAGCTTTGCCATGCGTGGCCTTCTTATACAAAGGAGGGGCTGATCCCTTATCGAAAGACTATGCTAGTCTCAAGATTTTACAAGGTCACTCCGCTATCACGAGGAGGCTGATATATGGGATCAAGACGCTGGAATGGTTTGACAAACACCCGAAACCTGAAGCACTCATTGATGATCCGTATTCGCTCCCCATAGTGTCCCATACCACGGTCGAGATGGCAATGTATAACGAGAGTTTACAACGTGTCAAGTCGGTTACCAAGAATCTGGCAATCAAAGTTATACTATCTGATTCTGTTGATGACTACGAAAATGGCTTGCGTATCGCTTTGATTAACATCCGGCCATTCAACCCATTAATCGCTTCAGATATTTTCGGATGGTCAGTTGCTGGGGTTAAGAGGATGATTGGGAAAATGTTCACAGCAACACGCACTATCCAAGAGCTAACACGCAGGCGTGATGGTCCAGATGCGGTTGGAACCATCCTGGATGTTGGAGCCTCCGAGGTGGTGTTGGTGTTAGGCAGACTCAGCAAGTTACAGAGGTGCGAAGCGACGATTGTTTCCATTTATGCTGACATCACAGAAATGCGCCGCATCTGGGAAGCAGAATGGGATAATACCGTCGTCGGGGTAACAGCATATACTCCATTCGAGGGCTGTATCAGCTGCACTAGTTATCCAGACGTGTTTCCAGGCGTGAAAGGACTATCAGTGGGACCAAACGGTCCAGGTGTCGCTCACCAGAGGGGAAAATTCGACCCATATCTTGGTCTAAGAACCAAGGAGAAAAGATCGGAGCATGGGTATAAGATAGTTACTTCTACTGCACCTGCGCGGGCCATCAAAAGGTTGGCTGACGTGTTGGTACAGCCTGG